GGTGCAGTTGCCGGGCCGGAGGATCGTTCCGTGGGGCGGCTGGCACGGGAAGCTGTGCTTGCAGAGCGAGACGGTCATGGCGGTGTGGTCTCCTTGGTGTTCGAGGAGGCCGGGCGCGATTGCGGCGCGCCCGGCGCCTTCGGGGGTTACTCGTCGACGAATTCGCCCTCGACGGGCACGTCGTCGTCGGGGTCGGCGTCGTCCAGTGCGGCGGACGGCTGCGGCATCTGCGGGGCGTTGGCCATGGACGGGGCGGCGGCGAGTTCACCGGCAACTTCGGCCTGGGCGCGGAGCATCTCCCGCATGTACTCGGCGGACGTCGGCACCCACTTGGCCAACTGGCGGACCGCCGACTTGAGCCACATGGATTCCTCGTTGGTGTTCCACGGGCTGTACTCGGAGTTCTTGGAGTCCGACTTGGCGCGGATCTCCATGACGCGCTTGCGGTTGAGGACAACGACCTTGGAGACGGCGCCGTCCTTCATGACGGCGTAGGCGTACACGCCCACGAGTTCGCCGCGGTCGGCCCCGAACCAGTCGATCTCGTGGACCGGTTTGGCGTCGCGGCCGGGCACGTAGTGGAACGTGTCGTTGGCGCGGACAGCCTCGACGATGACCGTGGAGGCGGCGCCAGCCCGGTAGATGAGCTCGACGATGCCCTGGTAGCCGACGATGCCCTGGATGAGCTTGCGTCCGCCCTTCTTGCGGGGGACGAGATAGAACTGCTCGGTGCCGGGCTCCAGGCCGAGGCGGGCGGCGGTCTTGAGTTCGCGCAGGAAGACGCCGACGTCGTTCTGGGCGGCCTGCATGAGGTCGGGGTTGCCGCGGATGGCGCCGACGGCGAGGCGGATCCACTGGTCGGCGTTGACGTGGGAGGGGACCAAAGCCGCGTATTCGTCGCGGTACTGCTCGATCTGGGCGGCGGGCCCGTTGTCGCGGACGGCGACAGCGTTGCTGATCTGGCTCATGGGGTGTCTCCGAGGTGGGTGCGTGCGATGTCGTGGGCGTGTTCGATGAGGCCCTGCGAGGTGCTGGTCGCTTTGATAGATCCGGCGCGGGCGACTGCGCGCCCGCAGGTTTCGAGGAAGTAGGCGAGGACGCGGACGACTCCGGGCGGCATGTCGACCGGACGCCCGTCCTTGCTGCAGGCCTCGGCGCGCATGTTGAGGTCTGCCGCGGCGATGAACAGCTGCTCGGCTTCGGTCATCACGCCGCTCCCTTGTTCTGGTAGGGCATGAGGGCTCGGGTGGTGCCGTCGGGCTTGACGGTCCGGTAGGCGATGCGGCGTTCGCCGCAGACGGCGCGGTAGCCGTTGCCGATGAGGTCGAGGACTTCGCCCGCGGCCTGGCGGCGGGCCTCCTTCGCCTCTTCCAGCTGCCTGCCGGTGGCGTCGTAGCGCTGGACGAGGTCGGTGGAGATTTCGACGTCGCGGTCTTCGCGGCCGTCGGGCTGGACGCGGATGGTCTGGTAGGTGGCGTCTGCGCCATCGATGGGCGGGCGTTCGCCGGCCTCGACGGTGCGCAGGAAGGCGGCGGCGGTCTTGCGCAGCAGCAGGGCCTCGTCTGCGTCGTAGGTGACGACGTATTCGCGGTAGTCGTGGCCGGAGACGAGGAGGGCGATGTGACAGACGTCGAGGCCGAGCGTGTCGAGCTGCCACAGGATCTGGCAGCGGTAGTGGATGGGGATCTCGTCGGAGCCGGCCGGGCCCCACTCGTCGCCGAACGGGGACGTCTTCACCTCAAGCAGAGCGACGGCCTTGTCGGGCACTTCGAAGACGTTGCGGGGCGCCTCGTACACCAGCCGGTCCGGGGTGGCGCGTTGCCAATCCCGCTCCCGGTTGCGCCAGGTGCCGGCCGGTGCAGCGAGCATCCCGGGGTGTTCTTCCTCCCACTTGGCGGCGACGGCGTCCTCGAGCCTGGTCCCCCACTCGATCGCCGGGTTCATCTCGAACGGTGCTGTGGGGAGTCCGGCCTTCTTGTGCCAGAGGCTGAATGGCGACTGCCACGGCGACAGGCCCATGACGGCGGCGATCTCGGTTGCGGTGATCGTGAGTCCGGTGCGGGCCTCCTCCCAGGCTTCGGTGCCCGGGGTGAGGTGGCCGATCAGGACCCCGTCAGGTGCGGGATAGGGGTGGCTTGTGGTGCTTTCGGTACTCATGTGACTCCGTTCAGGGTGTGCTGATGGGTGGGCCTCCAGCCCCGACGGGGGGTGTGCGGGGCTGGAGGCCCTGGGTGCCGCGGATCCCGCTTGGGGGAGGGCAGGCTCGACGCGGCGTCTATGAGAGGCGGGTCAGGCGAGGCCTGCGGCCTGCACGATGCGGTCGTGGGCTTCGTTGAAGTCGTTCGTGTCGAGGCCCATCCACGGCACCGTGTGTGACATGGCGATCAGCAGGTCGTAGGCGCTGAAGCCGTCAGCCTTCGCGGCACAGGCCGCCTCCGCGACGTCCGCGTCGGTGTAGATGCCGTTGCGGGACGCGTCGACGCCGATCCGGTGGGCGGGGTCCGCGGGATGGACCGGGTAGTAGCCGGCCGCCTTGTCGAACAGCTCCTGCGGATCGACGGACGCCACCAGCGTCTCCTGGTCCTGCGTCCAGTCGGCGAGCGCCCCGAACAGTTCGGCCGCCTTGAAGGCGTCCTCGCGGGTCATCATGTCGGCGACCGCGCGCTTCGAACGGTCATGCTGGAGGCGCCAGCGGTGCGGGCTGTGCGGGTGCATGCCCTCGGGGATGCGGTAGACGAGCAGGCCAGGCGCAACCTCGTACACGACCGGGATCGTGAACAACTGCCCGCTGGCGAGGACGTTGTAGTTGTGGACTTCAGAGACCATCGGAGTCCCCTTCCATGGGATCCTGGGTGATGGACCCCCGGGCGTCGTGAGCGCTCGGGGTTTCTGCTTGGCGCCGGTCGCGCGGGATGCGGCACCGCGCGGCCGGCGGGTTCAGGCGGTGATGTGGCCGGGGTCGGTGACCGGTCCGAGGAGTCCGGCGTCGCGGGCGGCCCACAGGGGCCGGACGTCGATCGGCGCGGTCGCCTCCTCCTCCGGCCCGGAGATCGGCCGGACCATCGGCGGCACGGTGACCCGGTTCGCGTTGGCCTCGGCTGCCATCTGCGGGCCGAAGCGGGCCCGGAACTTCAGCACCTCGGCGAGGAGTTCGTCGCGCTCGGCCCTGAGGTCTTCGATGTTGGCGAGCTGCTGGACGACGATCTCCTCCGCGTCGCCCTGTTTGGCGAGTGCTTCGGCTTCCCGCATCTGCAGGCCTGCGATGAGCTGGTGGGCGCCGTCGAGGAGTGTCCGCACCCGGGCGTTCTCGGCGCGCAGCCGCTCGACTTCGGCCGGTGCGCTGTGCTTCGGCTTGCGGTGCGTCCGAGCCAGCAGTCCGAGGCGGGGCAGGTGGACGGTGAGGCTCATCGACTCTCCCTGCGGGCGCGGATGCGGGTGGCGATGTGCTCGCCGAAGAGGAGGAGGAAGGCGGTCCCGGAGACCAGGAGCGCGTTGACGAGGTAGATCACTGCTCGCCTCCTTGCAGGCGCGTGTTTTCGGCGGTAGCTATGGCGACTTCGGTTTCGAGGTCGAGGACCCGAAGGTCGAGGAGTCGGATGACCAGGGCGACGAGGGCGTTGAACAGGCCCGCGGTCGGCGACAGGTACGGGGCGGGCGGAGCGGTCATGGCCGGCCCCGGGTGAGCCGCCGGTACAGGAGGCCGCAGGCCGTGACGAGCGCGACGCTGGCGAGGAACCAGACCAGGCCGTTCACGGAGTCACCGCCTTCGCGGCTGCGGCCCGCAGTGCGTTCTCCACGTCGGCCTGGGTGCGGCCCACCTCGCGTTCCCAGTCGCCCGGCCACTGGTCGCCCAGGTGCACGGCGAGCGCATCCCAGGCGGCGATCGACGTGTCCTCCGCGGCGCCCCGGTTGCCGGGCACGTATCCGGCGGCGTGGTCGATGGCAGTCAGCAGCGGGTTGAGGTGCTCGTCCCACGGGGTGGAGGCGAAGTAGTCGGCGGCCGACAGGAGGACGGCGGCGACACGGGTACGGCTCGCGGCGGCCAGACGCAGGTCGTACTCGCGGCGCTGGCCGAGAGTCCAAACGGACTCGTCGGGGCCGAACTCGCGGTGGGCTTCCACCCACACCTGCTCCAGGGCGTCCTCGACGTCGGCGTCTACGATCGGTGTCGCCATTCAACTCACCGCCCTCAGGGCCGCGCTGTTGAGGTTGGCGGCGGTTTCGCAGGCGTGGGCGATGGCCCGCAAGGTCGCCGGGGAGGCGTCCTTCAACTCCAGGGACACGCCGACTTCGAGGCGCAAGGTGAGCCCGTAGTCGAAGTCGAGGCGGATGGCCTCCGGCGGGGAGTCGACCTTGATGGACAGCAGGGAAATGGCGGTCACTGGCCCTCCTCGGGCGTGGTGTCGGTCTGGGTGGCGGGGGCCGGCTCAGGCGGCGTCGGAGAGCTGCGGGGTCGCGTCCGCCGGTACACCGAGGTAGGCGGCGACGGCACGGGCCGAGAACCTCCAGCTGTGGCGCTTGCTGCCCGGGCGGGCGACGTCGACGGCGCAGCGGTCGACGAACGCGGGGTCTTCGAGGAGCCCACGGATCTGGTAGTCGGTTCGGTGGCGGAGCCACTGCATGAGTTCCTGCTTGGTGAGGAGCAGCTCGTTGAGCTGCGTGGCGGGGGTCTGGGGCACGGAAGCGTCCTCTTTCTGTGTGGCGTTTTTACGGTGGATGTGGAAAGCGTGGGCGTGGAAAGGTCACGTGGCCTCGGGTGTGTCGCTGAACAGGTCGCCGGCCGGCTTGCCGAGCGCGAGGGCGATCAGCTCGCAGGAGCGGGTGCGGAAGCTGTCCCGGCCGGAGCGGCCGGGGGAGACTGCGTGTCCGATGACGGACTTTGATACGCCGTACCCGGCCGGGTCGACGGCCTTTGTCTGCTCGGCGAGCCGGCAGATTGACCATCCCCGCTTGTTCATTGCGTCTCTGATCGGCTGGCCGTTGCCACGTCTGTACAAGGCGGTCCCTTTTCGTTGCCATCGGTGGTGCTGGCTGGCGCGAAGTGGGGGTTAGCCAGCGGCTGTGTTCCACATTCAACACCCGATGTGGAAGCGCAGTCAAGCGTAGTGAGCGTGATTGTGGGCATGAGAAGCGTTGGCCAGAGATTCTGCATATGCCTCTCCCTCCGCATGTGGAAAACATTGCTGGCCACACGCCTGAGCGGACTTGCGGGCGACTGTCGACGTACAGCAAACTTCCACATGTGGACGGACTTGAAGCACTCATCGAGCGCGTAATGAACGAGAAGCAGTGGACGCTGTCGACCCTCGCCCGCCGCTCCGGCCTGTCCGTCTCCACGCTCCACTCGTGGAAAGCAGGCGACCGCGCCACCGGCAGCCGAGGCCCCAGCCCCGAAAAACTGCGTCAACTCGCAGACGGCGCCGGCCTCACCGTCGCCGAAGTCTTCGAAGCCGCCGGCCGCCAAGTCCCGGCGCCCATGGACACGGAAGAAGAACGCCGCTTCCTTCACCTGTTCCGCACCCTCGGCGACGAGGACCGCCGCGTCCTCGAGGCCACCATGCGCGCCATGAGTGAGCGTCAGCGCAGCCTCTCCTGAGAGTTTTTGCCCGGCCGACTACAACCTTTTCGAATCCTTTACAACCGCTTTCGGGCCAGTCGCTACCCGTGTAGCGTCTGTTCTCCGCCGTACCTCCACCTGCGGCAGGGCCGATGACAGACGTGTGCGATTTAGGGGGCACCGGCATGTGCGTAGCCGTAACTGTGGAGGACATCAACCCGCAAGCCCCACGCTGGGACCGGGACCAGGTAACGATCCTCATCGGGCGCGGCCTTGATCACTTCACCGCGCTCAAGCAGGTGCGGGCCATGCTGACGTGGCTCGGCGCGCCGCAGCTCGGGATCGGCGCCCTGTGCTGGTGCGGGGACCACGTGACCATCCCCGACTGCCGGGCCCGCATGCCGGAGCAGCGGACCGGGCCGCGCCTGGAACAGGCCAAAAACGCCTGAGGAGACACCCGATGCCCCGCAAAGCCCGGAACAACCCGCGGCAGATCCGCATCAAGTCCTGCGGCTGCCCGCTGTGCACGGCAAAGTTCCGGCCCGGCGAGGAGGCGACCCGTAAGGGCTGCACGGGGCCGTGGCAGGCCCGCTACCGGGACCCCGACGGCAGGCAGCGCGCCAAGACGTTCTCCGGGAAGGACGCCAACAAGCGGGCGAACGCCTTCCTCGACAGCACCCGCGACAAGGTCCGCACCGGCAGCTTCGTCGACGCGGACCGCGGGCAGATCTCTCTCGCCGACTGGTATGCGAAGTGGTCGGCGACGCGCAGGATCGGCCCCACCGCGCAGGTGCGTGCCGAAAGCGTGTGGGCCAACCATGTCGAGCCGTACTTCGGTGGCTGGCCGCTCGCCTCGATCAGCAACCTCGACATCGAGGAATGGGTCGCCAAGCTCGCCACCCGGACCGGCCGCGCAACGATCATGCAGGCGTTTCAGATGGCCGACCGGATGATGGCGGCAGCGGTCCGCGACCGGCGCATCGCGCACAACCCGTGCGACGGCGTTCAGCTGCCGAAGCCGCAGCAGCGGCACCCCGACGACCTGCTGCCGCCCACCTACGCCCAGCTCGCCGCCATCCGCGCCCACATGCCCGACCACTACCACCCGCTGCTGATCGTCGCTGAGGAGACGGGCCTCCGCTGGGGGGAACTGGTTGGCCTGCGGCGCTGCTGGGTCGACCTCGAGAAGGCCGAACTGCAGGTACGGGAGACCGTCATCCAGGTCCGCGGGGTTCCGCACCGCAAGCCGTGCCCGAAGTCCAGCGCGGGCTTTCGCGCTGTGCCTCTGTCTGCGCGCGCCGTCGATGCCCTGCGCGGGCACCTGGATAGGCATCCGGCGAAGGCCACGCGGACGTCGCCGGCATCGGGGCTCCATCCGGAGGAGCTGGTGTTCCGCTCGCCGCAGGCCGGCCGTCAGTTGTCGAAGACGAAGACGGTGTATCGCGGGGTTATGGACCGGGCGAACATGTGGCGGCTGTTCCGGCGGGCTGCCGAGGCGGCTGGTGTCGCGCGGCAGACTCCGAACCCGGTGACGGGGCGTATGGAGTGGTGGCCGCATTTTCATGAAGTGCGGCATGCGTTCGCTTCGCGGCTACATTCTCTGGGCGTTTCGGAGGCCAACGCTCAGAAGATCTTGGGGCATGAGCGTGGGGCTCGGATAACGTGGCTCTACACGCACGCCAGTTCAGACGCGGTGGACAGCATCCGGGATATCCTCAACGGGGGCGCCGGCGAGTCCGGCGAGGACGGCCCGGACGGGGCTTGAGAGTCCGCAAAGTCCACTCGGAGTCCACACAGTCGCTGCCGTTCACTGCCCCTTGCTTCCACACACTACGTTTGCTGAAACGTGCTCTGACCTGCGTTTTCGGCTCTCTGGTACGTTGACCGGTGTGGATAGGTTGTCCGCATCTGCCGATCGTTTTCCCGGTAGAGGAGGTTGTCTCCATCGGTTGGGGGCGCCCGGTTCGGATGCCTCCGTTGCTGGTCAGCGTCCACATGGGGATGTGCGCCATGGCTTCAATCGGCTACACGCTGCAGCCAGAGTCCACATCCCGTCCACAACGCGTCCAGGCAGCAAAAAGCCCCGGCCTGCCAGGCCGAGGCAGCGTCCGTCAACGGGCGGGGTTCCGGCCGCCTGTGGCTCCACC